CTGTTTTTCTAGGTTGTCCTTTCCTGGTGGAACGAGTACGAGCTTTCGACGCTTTGTAGGACTTTTCAGAAATTAATTTACCGTCGCGGAAATACATACGACGGCCGTTTGCTCCTTTTCTGGTATACAGTCCAACGGGCACGTCTTACCCACTATAGTTACCTACTTATATTTGTTGGTTGAACCCTTCGCAGTTAGGACAGGGATATTGATTACCTGGCACATAGTAGATCTGCCATTCATGTTTACACCTTGTGCATCTTAGTATAGCTTCCTTTTGATATTTACTCATTATGCCTCTTTAGCAATACTTTATACCAGGAAGATTTACATTCAGGACACAAAAGCCACCATCCATCTTCACCTGGAGCTCTATAAATGCTGGGCTTATCACAGAATTCACAATTCATACTACACCACATGACATGCAACCGTCTAAACCTTGCTTAGTCTGTGCAAAAAGATTAGTAGGTGAATAAGATTCCCCACAGTCAGGACAGTCGTTAAAGTATCTCCAAAAGGTTTTGCCTTCTCTTGTGCGTTCATAATAGTCTGCGGCACAGTCCGAACAGTATGACCCTACGATGGTAGTGTCTAACTTAGCAAAACATTTAGGACATATCACCCCTTCATAATAGTCAGAACAAACTCTTGTGAATAGTTCTGATCTGTTTACCCCATTACCTTTCAGGAATTCCAATAATTTAATTGGAGCATTCACGCCTACCACCTTTGTGATAATCACCTTTCCTTCGCTATCCGTTTTTTCGGGACGGCCAACCCTCTTTTTCTCTACACTCACATACACCCAGTGTAGAACAGGGTATTAATTAATTGATATATTAATCTAAATTAAGTAAAATACCGCTCCAACCTATGGATTACCCACCATATTATTCATTATAGAAAGTAATATTTATACCACACGGTTTTTTTAACCCAAAATAAGACGGCGTACATACTACTATACTACTTAATTAATCAAATAAATAATATAATAAGATAACTTTTGTGTTTTTCTGAGCGTGAAATAGGGGGTGTTCTGTGTTTCTGGGGCTTTTACTTAGCGTTCTTCAGCGATTCCCATGCGTACTACAGCGTCAGCTCCGCGTTTTGGCTGCGTTTTGGTTGCATTAGTTATCATCGGTAATAATTTAGATGCCAATGCTTGCACATACCAGCTTTCATTTTTTAGAGAGTCGGTAATACCATGCAAAAGAGAAAGTTCAGAACCCTCCTCAGATCCCTTCAATTCCTTCGCAGCATTTCCCATAGCTCCCATCCAGAATTTTTTAAAACTCTCTCTCGCCTGTGGGAGCATGAATTCCTCAAAATCGATTAACATCTGTTCTCGAATCTTTTTAGTAATCACATCTAACGACATTAGCAAAGTTTCGTCAGATTCTGAACTTTTCAACCAGCTCTCTATTTTTTTCTGGGTTCTCAAAGGTATATGCCAGGTGTAAATTCCCAAATAGAGAAAAAACGAAAGTATCCAGATTAAAGCAAATGTTAAATCTGTCATTATAATTTATCCTTGATATAATCTGAACTAATAGAGTATCCTTTCTGGGCCATACATGAGATAATCCACAACCCACCTAAAGTCCGATAACGGTAACCAGTACCCAGATATCCCTGTGCGTTAGATTTGCAATCACCCAGGGCAGTTTGAAAATCGTGTGATGCTTCCGTTACTGGGTCAAGGATTCCCGTTACCGCTTCTTTAGATTCCTCTATCATATCCTTGATTAAGTTTTTTAAGTTTTCTGGTATATCTTCTAAAACATCTAATAAATCCGCCATCATTTTTAGAGCGTCTGTGGTTTTGTCATACATTGCCGCTAAAACTATCCCCCTGGGCAAATTCAGATCTACAGCAGGGACCACTTCGGCAATAGCAATTAGATTATTCATGGCATTTACTCGTTTATCAAATTTGGATAATCCCAACCAGGCAATAGCCTGGATAAATGGGGTGAATACTTTGATTAATTCAGGGGTGATAAGTTCCCAGTTAATTTCTGGAAGTTCTGGTTTCTTAACCATTAGACTCGGTAGCCTGTTAACATACACGAAACAAACCCATTATTATTAGATTGAAGGGCTTGGACCTTAACCGTTGAATTTGGCGGTATAATAAATTCAAACATTTTAGGTTGGTTGCCCAGGTTGTCCGCATCGACTACGAATTTTTCAACGAATAAGGCTGTGCCATCTACATTGATCGTATATGACAAAACTTCGGTGGCACTAATCCCACTCCAGTCAATTCCTAAAGTTACCCTGGTTAAATAAAATGCGGAGGGGTTCGTATAAGATAACAGAGTGACCCCTGATGCACTAAGAGCCTGGCTTCCACTCCAGCCATAGATGTTACCACCTTTAGCCCTGGAGACTGATTTAGATGCAGCTAAGGTCATGCAACGTAGACTCTTCCACTAATACTGTGAAAGAAAGGATTATCAGAAGCTTGATCACTAAAGCCCTGGGTAACAACCGTTGTGAATGGGGGTATCAGAATTCGCACGATGTCAGGTTGATTGCTTTCATTATCTCCATAATTTCTGGTGCTACTGTTATTTAATACTACTTTGACACCATTGTATTGAATATTGAAACCAATAAACTTACCCGCCCCGATATTTCCATAATCTACAGACTGGGTGAATTCAGCTATAATATATCCTTTACCTGTTGAAAATTCGAGCAAAGTAGCAGTAGTATTGTTAACAAATACTTCACCTGAAAAAGCATAGCAGTGGCTACCTATAATTGATAGTCCCTTCTGAGGGCCGCTAAAGATGGCGTTACTGCCTATCCTGGTCTTAGCCATTCAAGGCTTACTCGAAATATAGAGTAACGGTTCCAGAGGATGCCGCCATACTGCCGCCACCACTTACCTGAATCGCTATCTGTAGATCTATATTATTTGCAGTGCCAATTGGGAAAGATACTGGAACTGATTGGTAACCTTGTGCCGCAGCTGCGTCAGCTGTGTCACCCGCTACACCCCAGATAGTAAAATTCTGCTCAGAAAAGTCGGATCCTAATAATCTGCATACGACCTGGGCGCCTTTTGCGTTAAATACATCAAAGGCACAATCAACGCGTACAATCCTCTGTGAAGATCCTGGTACCATTATATTCCCCAAATTGCTGGAATTCATGTTGTCGGTCAAAGAAAAATATTCTTTGTCCGTGGGCGTGCTGTCAAAAGTTCGCGAAATAGTTGTTACCACGTTTTTTATAATCTAAAGTAAAGTTTAGATCCTCCAAGTTTTAGTTGCGGAAACTGCTTTCTGGCAAAGGCTCCTAAAAGCGCAATACCTCCAGCAGTCACTAATGTCTTACGTCCTGTGTCAGTGCTGATCATATTCATGGCATTACCTGCGAGGGTACCGAATGCCTGACCTAATTGACCGTCTGTTATGTCCTTAATGACGCCCTCACCTTGCATCTTGCCACCGTTAAAGGACTTTCCTGCGTTAAGGTATGCTGCTATAGCTAACCCTGACGCCATACCTGTTACGCTTGGGTGGGGGATTCCTTTTTTCATATAATTACTCCTTTTCGGATTATTCTTCTTGTATGCCCGTCTTGCTGTTTTTCTAGGTTGTCCTTTCCTGGTGGAACGAGTACGAGCTTTCGACGCTTTGTAGGACTTTTCAGAAATTAATTTACCGTCGCGGAAATACATACGACGGCCGTTTGCTCCTTTTCTGG